CCGCATCATTGGCGAAGAAAATCCAGAAACCACCGAAGCAGCAGAACGTGTCCGCGATGACATGAACTACCAATTGACAGAGGTGATGCTTGAGTATCGCCCTGAGCATGAGCGCATGCTGTATAGCTTGGGCTTGGCCGGTTCTGCATTTAAGAAAGTTTACTACGATCCATCACTTGGCCGCCAAGTGTCGATGTACATTCCTGCAGAGGACATCATCATTCCTTACGGCGCGTCTAGTACTCAGACGGCCGAGCGTGTTACCCACGTAATGCGTAAAACTAAAAACGACATCCGTAAATTACAGGTGGCCGGTTTTTACAAAGACATTGAGTTGGCCGATCCGGAGCCAATCCATACAGACGTAGAAAAGAAAAAAGCTGAAGGCCAAGGCTACACACTAACCGACGACGAGCGTTATCAGATTCTTGAAATCCACGTTGACTACAACCTGCCCGGTTACGAAGACGACGATGAGATTGCTCTGCCATATATTATTACCATTGACCGTGGTACTTCAGAAGTATTGGCCATTCGCCGTAACTGGAATAAGGATGATGACCTTGAACAGAAGCGCCAGCACTTTGTTCAGTACACATATGTACCCGGCTTTGGAGCCTATGGCCTTGGCCTGATTCATTTGATCGGTGGATACGCCCGCGCAGGTACATCGCTGATTCGTCAGTTGGTGGACGCAGGTACTTTGTCCAACTTACCCGGCGGCATGAAGACCAAGGGCATGCGCGTCAAAGGGGATGACACTCCAATCGCTCCCGGCGAGTTCCGAGATGTGGACGTCGCCTCCGGCACGATCCGCGACAACATCATGGCGCTCCCATACAAAGAGCCAAGCCAAGTTCTGTTGGCATTGCTGAACCAGATCACTGAAGAAGGTCGCCGCTTAGGCTCGATCTCCGACATGAACATCAGCGACATGGGCGCGAATGCTCCGGTAGGTACAACTCTCGCGCTGCTTGAGCGCCAGTTGAAAACCATGTCGGCCGTACAGGCGCGTGTCCACTACTCGATGAAACAGGAGTTCAAGCTCCTCAAAGAAATCATCCGTGACTACACCCCTGAAGATTACAACTACACACCCGAGGGTGGCGATCGTAAGGCCAAGCAGTCGGATTACGATTTGGTTGAAATCATCCCAGTGTCGGACCCTAACAGTTCGACCATGGCACAGCGGATCATGCAGTATCAAGCTGTTATTCAGTTGGCCCAGAGCGCACCGCAGATTTACAACCTCCCACACCTGCACCGCCAGATGATTGAGGTGCTTGGCGTAAAGAATGCCGACAAGTTGGTGCCTATCGACGACGACCAGAAACCGCGCGACCCAATATCGGAGAACATGGCGTTCCTCAATGGCAAGCCTACGAAGGCGTTTATCTACCAAGACCACGAATCACACATTGCGGTACACAGCACGTTCATGCAAGACCCAATGATTGCAGCTTCAATGGGCCAAAGCCCTATGGCAGCCCAAATGCAGGCTGCCATTCAGGCGCACATTGCAGAACACCTTGGCTACGCATACCGCGTGAAGATTCAAGAACGCCTTGGTGCTCCTTTGCCTACACCAGACGTCGAACTTTCCCCAGAATTGGAAGTTCAGTTGTCCCGTGTGGTTGCACAGGCCGCACAGCAGTTGATTACCATCAATAAAGGCCAAGCGGCACAGCAACAAGCACAGCAACAGGCCCAAGACCCGATCCTCCAGATGCAAATGCAGGAACTTCAGATCAAAAAGCAGGACGCTGACACCAAATCTCGCAAGGCTGATGCAGATATTGCGTTAAACCGTGAGAAATTGACGCTTGAGGCTGATAAAGGCGGCATAAATCCTATGCAAGTCATGCAAGAAGCCCAGCAGGCTGAGCAACAACACCAGCAACAGCTACAAATTCAAGCCCAGCAAGCTCAACAGGCCGCCCAAGCTGCCCAGCAGCAGCAGGCAATCAAGCAGCAGCAGGCTCAGCAAGGGATGATGCATAAAGATGCACTTTTAAATCAGAAATTAGCCGGACAACCACCAAAACAAGGGGTTTAAATGGAACAAAACGTAATGGACCTGCTGACAAAGCAGCTTAATGAGGATCGAGAGATGCTAATTTCCGCTATTGCGGGCGGAAAAGTAGCAGATTTTGCGGAGTACAAAGAGTTATGCGGGCAAATCCGGGGTATTTCCCGAGCACAAATCCGTGTATCTGAGATGGTGTCGCGCCTGAGATCAGGAGAGCAGGACGACTAAGTTTGGATGGGTTTATCTGGGGTTACCCGCCGAAATACGCTAAACCCCATGCGTGAAAGTAAGGAAGTCAAATGTCAGAATTTAATGTTAGCGCCGTAGATTTGTCTGGGGTACTCAATGCCACAGACGAAGAAAAGGCCCGACAGATTCCAGACCCGGTTACGTACCATTTACTGTGTATGTTACCCAAGGCCGACGAAGAAATCGGAGAAAGTGGACTGATTAAAACCAGCCAAATGATGCATCACGAGGAGCTTCTATCCCCCGTGTTGTTTGTAGCCAAGATGGGCCCTGACGCCTTTACCGATGAGAAGCGATTCCCTAGCGGCCCAAGCTGCAAGGTAGGCGACTTTATCTTGGTTCGCCCCAACAGCGGTACACGGATGAAAATCCACAATACCGAATGGCGGCTTATCAATGATGATTCGGTGGAAGCAGTTATCCAAGACCCACGAGGAGTACAACGGCCATGAGCATCGAAAAAACTGAGTTTGAATTTCCAGACGAAGAAGGTACCAAAAACGCTCGTGCCGGCGGCCGTGTCGTTGAACCTGAAACCGAAAAAGAACCCGAGCCAGAGATTGAAATCGTTGACGATACCCCTGAAAAGGATCGCCACCGTACACCTCTTGGCGAAGCACCTAAGCCTGTAACTGATGATGAGCTTGCCAAATACAGCGATCAAAAGCTGAAGGACCGCCTTGCTCATATGAATAAGGGCTACCACGAAGAACGTCGGGCCAAGGAAGTGGCTTTACGAGAACGTGAGGAGGCCATCCGAGTTGCGCATTCTGTTGTAGAAGAGAACAAACGTCTACACGGATCGCTGGCATCTAACCAAACCGCGCTTATCGACCAAGCTAAGCTGGTAGCAGCCTCTGAAGTTGAAGATGCTAAGCGGGACTACAAGAATGCCTATGAGGCAGGAGATGCTGATGCGCTTACAAAGGCACAGGAAAAACTGACGACGGCCTCAATTCGTGCGGATAAGGTACAGAATTTCAAGCCAGCCCCTTTACAAGCTCCTGAATATCCTGTACAAACGCAACAACAGGCTCCTCAAGCGCCTGAAGTTGATGCTAAAACACGCGACTGGTTAGACAAAAATTCGTGGTTTGGTACCAACCGAAAGATGGCAGCATATGCTCTCATCCTGCACGAGGAGCTTAAAGATACTGGTGTGCCTGTGGCTAGTGATGAATATTACGAAGCTATCGACGCCGATATGAGAAAAAGGTTCCCTGAATCATTTGCAGACGAACCCGCTGATGCCAAAACTTCTCAGCGAACAAAATCAAATGTAGTTGCACCCGCATCACGTAGTACAGCGCCTCGAAAGATCGTACTTACACAAACGCAGGTAAACATCGCCAAGCGGCTCGGCGTTCCTTTGGAACTCTATGCTCGTAAGGTTGCGGAAGAAATGAGGAAATAAATTATGACTGAACAAAATCGTAAGAGCCGTGAGCTTGATACCCGCGCAACCACAACTCGCCCAGCGAAGTGGCTGCCACCCCAGCTTCTACCTGATCCCACACCGGAGGAGGGTTATGCGTTTCGCTGGATTCGTACCGCGACTCTTGGCAAAGATGATCCGACAAATTTATCCTCGAAGCTACGTGAGGGCTGGGAGCCTGTAAAGGCATCTGACCATCCTGAGATTAGATTGTTTGGCACGTCCAATGGGCAATTTCCAGACAGTGTTGTCGTAGGTGGATTGATGTTATGCAAAACACCCGTGGAGTTTACGGAGCAACGTGACGAGTACTTCCGCCAACAAGCGGCAACTCAAATGGATTCTGTAGATAACACGTACATGCGCGAGAGTAACCCGCTTATGCCGCTTTTCAAAGAGCGTAGTACTAAGGTAACTTTCGGAAAAGGTATTTAATTTTTTTGGAGTTTAACTATGGCTTATCCTACAGTAAGCGCTCCGTACGGCCTAGACCCTATCAATCGTATTGATGGCACGCCTTACGCTGGTGCTTTCCGTCAGATTCCTGTTGCCGCTGGTTTTGCTACCGCTATTTTTAATGGCGACACAGTACAAATCGACAGTACCGGTTATTTGATTCTTTCTACCACCACCAACTCTGGCAATATTGTCGGCGTAGTAATGGGCGGTCAATATGTGAACTCAAGCGGCCAAACCGTTCAAGCTCAGTATTTGCCTGCTTCCATCTCTACATCTACAAACCTCGCCTATGCGTACGTTATTGATGATCCAATGGCTCTGTTCAAGGTCGCAGTTGTGTCTTCTGGCACCACTATGAGCTCAGCAGGCCGCACGGTTGTTGGTAGCAACTTGGCTTTGGTATTGAACGCTGGTAGCACAACTACTGGTAATTCTGCCTATGCTGTTACCTTAACCGGTGCTGGTACTACTGCAACCATCCCAGTTCGTGTAATCGACGTTGTGCCAGAATCTGCTACAGCCGCTGATACTTACACCGAATTATTGGTGAAGATTAACACTCACCAATACAACAACACCACTGGTGTTTAAGGAGTAAAAAATGGCTATTTCACGCGCACAACTACTTAAAGAACTCTTGCCCGGTCTGAACGCTTTGTTCGGACTTGAGTACGCCAAATATGGTGAAGAGCACAAAGAAATCTACGAAACAGAAGCGTCTGAGCGTAGTTTTGAAGAAGAGACAAAGCTGGCTGGTTTCTCCGCCGCTCCGGTGAAGAACGAGGGCTCTGCCATTGCTTATGACAATGCGCAAGAAGCTTGGACTGCACGTTACAACCACGAAACAATCGCGATGGGTTTCTCCATCACTGAAGAAGCCGTGGAAGATAACTTGTATGACTCTTTGTCAGCACGTTACACCAAGGCT